TGATTTAATTTGTACGCCTTCAGCTGCTTTAGCGGCTTCGGCTTCTTGAACTGCTTTAGCTTGTGCTACGTCAGCTGCTTTTTGCTCGGCTAGCTTCATAGCAATCTTAGCAGCTGTGTCTTCAGCTACCTTCTTTGCAAAAGCTTCCAAGTCGATGTTTTGATTGTCCATTTTGATCTCCTGATCTGCGGAAATAAGTTCCGCGCTTTTCGGTGTGTGGTCACTAGCTATATTTGAAGAGATATCTTCGTCCTTAGCCAGAGACTGACCGGCTAGATCTACACGATTAGTGAAAGTTTTTTTGAATTCTTCGTACTCAGTAGTTGAGTCGAAAGACTTCGCGAGCGAAAAAGTAGCTGACTGATTGCAGGGCACGGAAACAACCGATACCTCAAACAACTCAGCGTCCTTAATCATTAGTCCATCGGTTTCCTTGATGTAATCTGCGTCCTTGACTTTGAAACCGACGGAAAAGGCTCCAAGGACACCGTCCTTAACGAGTTCAGCAACATTGCCAGGGGCATTTTTGCTGATCTTACATTCGAGTTCTAAACCATTAGGTCCTGCTTTCATACCTGTGGCTCGACCAATTGGTCGATCATAGTCATGATTAAACAGAATAATTGGGTTTTTCTCAAAATTTTGTAAACCACCTTTTGTCCAAGCCTCTGCTGAGATTGTATCGCCTGCACGATCAAAGTCTACTGTACTAGCCATTCCTCGAATCATTACAGACCCATCGTCAGCTTCTGCAGCTTTAAAGGTAGAAGTTAGATTAAAAATCTTATTCATATTATTTCTCTACTTTAACTTTAGCAGGCTTAGCAACTTTAGGCTTAGCAGGTGCTATTGGCTTTTTTACGGCTGGCTTCTTTACAACTGGCTTTGGCTTAACTGGCTCAGGCTTGATGCCATTAGCTAGATTCCAAAGTTCTGGTTCCAGTACTTTAAAATACTGTAGGAAGTGTTCCCACCCCTTAAAATTACTCATTATATATTTAGGGCTCATACCCTTAGGTCGTTTGCCATCTGATTTATATTCGTAGAAAGTAGAAACTTTACCTTGCTCTGCAAAGTACATTCCTACCTCTCTTACAATTCGGTTTTTCTTTCTAGTGTTAGTCACTGCCATCTTCTGTGTCCTCTTGTGGTCTTCCACCCTCGTCGGGGTTGGCTGCGGAACCTGCTATGTTTGCAGGAACTCTAATATCTTGTGTATTGTCAATTTCTTGAAAGCCTAGACGCTCTCTAGCTTCTGCTGCAGTAATAATACCGCCATTTACTAAAGAAGTATAGTAGGCTGACTGATCTCGTAGCTCTGGTTGAAGAGCAGGTATCTCTGTAACATCTTCCTTAATCTCGAAACCAAAAAATCTCTCTAGTCCATAATTCATCTTTCGATGTATAGGAAGTATGCTCTCCAAATAGTACAAACGTAAATTTGGGCGAATGTTAGCATTATTACCAGAGTCTAAAAGGATTGGAGGGATTCCGAGAGCCTTCAAAATAATCTTCTCGTTTTCTAAGATTGCGTTTTGAAAGTCTAAATCCTTAAAATTTGTATCAGAGATGGAGTCTACTTCTAAGCCACCATCAAGAATAAGAGGTCTACGTCCGCCACTGTCTGGACGGTAACGAGCCTGCCAAGAGGCCATCATACGCTCTTTAATGCGATCTGAAAGAGTATTAGGTGACTTGAGTACTAAGCCAGGAACAGCACCGTTATTAAAAAAGTTATCTTGGAACGTACGCATAGCACGAATAATCTTCATTGTACGCACAGCAGGCTTCAAACGAGAAACGCCACGGTAGGTGCTGTAGAAGGAGTTTTCTTTGATGTGGATGATCTCATCTGGAGAGTAGTCTACATCGTTATACGTATACTTCTCAATATAAGTCTTTGTGTCACTATGAATAGTAACGTTATCGGCAGGTATATGATATAGATGTGCGCCATCAAAGTATATAAAGATATTGCCGTCTAAAAGATAGTCTGTAACTAGGTTGCGTTTAAACGTATTTATATCTTGAAAAGGGTTAGGCTCTTTGTTAAGTAAGAGATCAACTTTAGATCTTTTAAGACCTTTTACTATATTTTGTCCTTTGGTAGCCTCGCCTACACGTACGGGAATCTCAGCAACATCATCAACGATCATATTCACACCGCGATTAACAATCTCTAGTTCTTCGTAGAACCTTTCATAGCTAGTGTGGTCTTCTCTGCTTGAGTTAATTTCCTGGACGTACTGCTGAATAGGGTTGAGCTTCTCAACCGTCTCCACTACTGTCTTTTCAAAAGGGTTATACCAAGCCATGTTTTTCTCTTTGAATCTCTACCCAGCGCATTTGTTTCTTTGCAGTCCCTAGCGCGGGGTCTTTGCCGTATATTTTGTGAAGGCCTAAGTGGTGTGTATGACACAGTGTTACTGTGTGGTCATATAGCTCAGCATGGTGCTCTTCTATAAAGTCGTCCCTAAGTGCCATTATGTACTCAGGATTATGCCTGTTCTTAGTAAGCCACTGATTCAACAATGGAGTCAGACTATAAAAATGGTGAAAATCAAGTTGTTCTGCTTCGCCACAAATACGACACTCTGTCGCTTTTTCGTACTTGGACTTTGCTTTGTCCCTTACATACTTTACTACATCGCGTTTTAGCTTAGGCATTTTGGTTCCGTTTCTTGAATTTTTCAATAGAAGAATTATATCTACTTTAAGGTCACTTGTCAATAACTATTTTTCACTAGGTATCGCTAGAAGGATTGATTCGCAGTAACAAATGAGTAGAGCGCATATCGAAGTGCATCCGCCATATGCGATGCCATATTATGCTTTGGCTTTTCGCGTACTAGGTTAGGATTTGGATCCCACTGATACGCATCTACACAGGCGAGCGATTCCTTCGCAGCTTGATCAACAAAGAGGGCGTCGTTGTCGATAATGGCTGCAACATGGCCAATTCCGTCGATGATAGATTTCTTCGCGTTAATAGTTGATATTCCATAGTTCTGCGCGAAATCGAACCTTGTTTGCTGAGCAGCTGAGTCAATATAAATATAATCAATATCCCAACGATCAATGAGTTTTTGGATTTCGACAGCATGTTGGTCTGTGGTTCTCTCGTTATTAAAATACTCGTCTAGTAAATAGAACTTCTCTGCGTCCCAATCGTAAGCAATTACACACATTGCGGTTGGGTCTCTAAAACCGACATCAAGGCCGGCAAATACATCCATTCTGCTAGTATCAAAACTAGCGAGGTCTTGCACCTGGGTCTCAAAGTTAAAGTTCCAGATCTGACCTTCATAGGTGTTAAAGTCGGCCTCGTACTCCTGCTTGAACTCTGCCTCTGACATAGACTTTCGTGCTTCTGCAATATCGCTCTCAGACATACGGGGGTTGTCTTTATAAGTAGCTCGAACACTGCACCACTCAGGAAACTCATCCGAGAAGCCTCTCATGAAGAACTCCGAGAACCAGTTATTGCGACCCCGTGGCGTGGAGATAAAGATTGCCTTTGAGTTGGGCTTATCTAGGGTAGGTCGTAGTGCTACGTTGAAAGCATCTCTACCATCTGCAAGTGCGGCTTCATCAAAGATAATAAGATCGTAAGAACGACCTACACAAGAATCAACCTGGTTTACAGAACCCATTCGTACTGTAGAACCGTTGGATATTTCAATTACTTTATCTTTGGCGTTATCTTTTGTAACCTCTAAATCAAAGTGCTTAATTAGGTTTCTCTGAAGATCAAAAGAAATCTGAGACAAGGAATAGTTAGGAGACATGATTAAGATTGTAGAGCCCGGTACTAGAGACACGAGCTGTCCAATAATGTTCGCAATATATGTTTTTCCCTGACGTCTAGAAATAGCCGCAGAGATAAAACGATACTTAGGGTTATTCACCGCATTGATAATTGCTATCTGCGAGGGTAGAGGTGTGATGTTTAGTAAGTCCAAATAAGGAGCTACGGGGAGCTTGAGAAACCTTGCCTCAGACTGTAGTTCAACTATTTCGTCAGAGATTATATCTCTCCGACTTATTTCAACTGCCATTTAATTCTTCCTATAAAGTATAATCGTGCAAAGACTCCAACAGGGGTATATGGTATTCTTGAAAACTCATAACCTTTCTCCTCTAAAGCCTCTCGTGTTGTCCATTTTCGTTGTATATTGTCGATATACATATTATCGTATTGTAATACTGCATGACCTTCTCCACCAATTCTACAAAACCGCATCTTGGCTTTAAAAGTTAATATGTCTCTCCAAAAACCTTTCATAGACTTATTGTTAATATTATAGAGAAGAGTTAGGGAGTAGTCTTCGCAGTCTCCTTCATAAGGAGCTTCTTTCAATATAGTCCAAAACTCGTTAGTATGAAACTGCTCGTTGTCATACCGGTACTTCCAGTTTTTATTTAAATTATCAACTTGTTCTTTAAACATTATTTTTTACCGACTGCTTCTTTAGCGTAAAATGCCGCTACAATGGCAGCTACAGATACAAAGTACGTAGGTGCCATATCCCCAAGTGTATCTGATGCTGTGTCCAACCCTGCTAGGGAGGCTAGTACTACGGAGAAAGGGTAGAGCAACATACCGCCGAGTGCAAACCAGGCCATGTTTCTCTGCGCATCTCGCATAGCATCTGCGTCTTCTAATTCTTTCCGTCGAGCTTCAAGGTACATAGCCTCTTCTGCGCTAGATACCTTGCCATCGCCGTTAGTGTCTGCTGGGTGATAGTCTGTCATTATCTATAACTTCTCTCTAGTAACAGCTCGAAAGATACTACTACCTGCCCGTTGGTGGTTGTTCCGGTCGCCACAAAATCTATATCTGTTTTTTGAGGAAATTGGAACCCTTTTGTAAATTCCTGGGTAGTAACATTTTGGAAACTCTCAACCAAGTGCTCTGTGTTGAACAGGTCTCCAGCGTGGCGTATTTTCATACGAATAGCTGCGTCTGATCCTTTCGAAGTACTAACTGTGTAGTTAGTCATGCGAGCCGTATATCCTGCAGGGACGGTGTAAATTGCCATAGCTGAAGAGTTTTCTAGTTCGTCAATAGCTGCTACTACCGTAGAACCTGTCTTGACCAATATTAGGCCGGCATTGTTAGTATCTCTATATCTTAACCTAAAGACCCTCTTCCAAGTCCCTGGTACGTTTACGGGGGTGAGTCCTGTAAGAGTAACTGTCGTTGTTTGTAAATTATAGTCTGCATCCAGGCCTTGAATCTCTAAGTCATCAGTATCGTTACCATCGTCACTGGCAGCAGTAATAGCTACAGCAGTGTCAAAAGCCGACCAAGGGTATACAACGTTTTGGCTCCATATAGATTTGAAGTCACTACCATGTAAATTACTATTATAACCAAACTTATAAATAGGAGTAAAATTATGGGATTTATGGGGGTAAATTATCTCGTGCATTACCACTTCACCTTATTAGCCCAATATGCTGCAGACATGGGTCCTTTTGCTATATTCTTTGCGTGACGTGCTTTAAACGATCTACGCTTAGCTTTCATAGCTTCTGATTCGCCGGCCTTCGGCTTCCCTGCCGTTTTAGCTCCCTGCTGACCGAACCTGATTGTCTTCACCTTGCCAGCTACTTTAGCTACTACAATGTGAGACTTTTTTG